TCGATGTCAGGACGAAGTTCTGCGAGGCCTGCGGCGTCGACTTCTGTGAGGATTGCGCTTTCGGCGCGCACGACATGATGCACGAGCTGGCCGCCGAGGCACACGCCCAGGCCGAACGGGAGGCGTGGTGAACCCCGGCCAGCCACCGGTGATCGGTGGCGACCCCGAGGACGTGTGGGCCGACCTGCGGCGCGCCTATGAGGCGGTGATGGCGGCGCCCTATCGGACGGACCGGGGGCCGACCCCGTTGCTCACGTTCAAGATCGACACATCGATCAGCCACGCCGAGATCAACGACCCCGACCTGCCCGACCTCGCGGCCCGCCGCGCCGTCATCGACGACGCCGTGCGTGACGCCATCTTCCAGCAGGTCCAGCAGCTCGCCGAGGCCGCCGAGACGGCCCGCCGGTCCGGCTGCGTGCTGTGCGTCCACGACGGCCCGGCCGCCGAGGTGGTTCAGGACGAGAGCTTCCTCGCGGACGAGCCGTACACCGTGCAGGTGCGCCAGCGGGCCCACCTGCTCATGCCCGGCCAGCAGTGCGCCACCAACCCGCGCACCCAGTACGTCGGCACGGCCGTCGACGAGGTCGCTCAGGAGTTCGGCGCCGCACCGCTGCTGTGGGACGACTGGCGCTACGGCGGGCCCACCCCGTGACCACCACGGCGCAGCCCCCGGCCGCGCCGGACACCACCCCCGGTGGTCAGCGTGTCGACGCCGCCTGGAAGCGGTTCCTCGACGCTCACGGTGAGCTGCTCTACAGCGACGATCCTTACGATCCGGCCACCACCAGCGCCAACTTCTCCCTCGACGGCTACCTCGCCCGGTTCAACCCGGCGTTGCTGGCCACCAGTGAGGGCCGCAAGGCGCTCACCCGCCTCGACCCGATGCTGTTCGCCTGGATCTACATGCGCAAGCATCTGCGCAACAACGAGGGGGAGATCAGCTTCGCCGACGCGCACTTCCTGTGGGTGCGCGCGGCCCGCCGGTGGATCGGCCCCGCCCGTGGTCAGCGTGAAGACCGCAAAGCCTTTGTGGCGCCCAGATCCTGCGGCAAATCGACGTGGTTCTTCCTCATCCTCGTCATGTGGGCGGGCGCGCACGGCCACGTGAAGTTCGCCGCCGCGTTTGCCGATTCCGGCGCCCAGGCGGAGCTGCACCTGGCCACGTTCAAAGCCGAGCAGGCCGAGAACGTGTTGCTGCGCACGGATTTCCCGGAGTTCTGCAACCCGGCGCGCCGCCACACCGGCCGGACCGTCGCCGATAACCAGAACATGCTCCACACCCGCAGCGGTTTCACGTTCGTGGCGAAGGGCATCGATTCGACGTCGCTCGGTATGAAGATGGGCGCCGATCGGCCCGACCTGCTGATCTTCGATGACATCGAGCCACCTGAATCTACCTATTCGCCGTTCCAGCGGGACAAGCGTCTGTCCACTGTGGAGAACGCGATCCTGCCGCTGAACGAGCTGGCCCGGGTGGTGATCGTCGGCACGGTCACCATGCCCGGCTCGATCATCCACGAGCTGGTGCGGCACGCGAAAGGCGAGGAGGTTGAGTCCTGGGTCGACGAGCAGAAGATCAGGACGTACCACACCCGGGCGATCGTCACCCGGCCCGACGGCACCGAGCGCAGCGTCTGGCCGAAGAAGTGGACGATCGACTATCTCATCGGCATCCGGCACACCCGCTCGTACAAGCTCAACTACGACAACGACCCGAAGGGCCGCCAGGGCGACTACTGGCAGACCGAGGACCTGCGGTACGGCCGCCCGCCGAACATCACGAAATGGTTCTTGTTCGTCGACCCGCCGGTCACGCAGAAGACCCGCAGCGACGAGTGCGGCATCGCCCTGGTCGGCTACGCGCCGGGCGTGCCCGGCCAGGGCGGCGTGACCCGCGAGGAGCTGGCCACGTTCGGCCGGGACTACCTGCGCGAGGCGCTGCTGGAGCATGAGATCGAGGCGGGGCGCACGGCTCGGCTGCCCCGGGTACACATCGAGGAGGCGTGGGGTGTCCGGCTGACCGGTAAGCCGCTCAAGCAGTTCATCCTGGGCATCTTGCAGCAGCACCCGCAGGTCAAGGCGGTGGTGCTGGAGAACAACCAGGGCGGTGACCTGTGGGTCGAGGTGTTCGACGACCTGCCGGTGCGATTCGTCACCTACGGCTCGTACGAGAGCAAGGAGGTGCGGTTCGCGCGGGCCCTCGACTTCTTCCAGCGGCGCCGGATCACGCTTTCCCGGGTGATCAACGCGTTCGAGGATCAGGCCCTCGCCTGGCCCCGGGTGCCGCATGACGACGTGCTCGACGCGGTCTGCGCGGGCGTACTGCGCCTGCTGACGCCGAAGCACGCCCTGAAAGACGGGACGGTCACCCCGCGCTAGCCTGGTCGTATGGCCAGGCTGACCACGAAGAAGCGGAAGAGCCTGAAGCGGTCGAGCTTCGCGCTCCCCGGCAAGCGCGCATACCCCATCCACGACGCCAAGCACGCCCGCAACGCCCTCGCGCGGGTGTCGCAGCACGGCACCGCCGCCCAGAAGCGCACCGTGCGCAAGGCCGTCAAGCGTCGATACCCGTCGATCAAGGTGTCGGGGCTCGGCAAGCGCCGTAGCCGCTGAACTTGACACGTGGTGTGACACCTTGGTAGGCTGATCGCAGCCTACCAAGGAGTCAGGATGACCACCACAGAGCGTCAGGCCCAGCCGATCCGCCTCACCGCCGCGCAGAAGCGGCTCATCCTCAGCGCTGTACACACCCACGGCGTGATCTTGTTCAATGGCCCCAGCTACAGCGTGTACCAGCAGGACCAGATCATCGCGCGGATGACCGCCGCCGGGCTCGTCGTGCCGGGCACCGAGCAGATCACCTCCCAGGCGCTGCGCGCCGCCGACCCCGCCCAGTTCGAAGCCCTGCACGACGCCGCCATCAACGACGCACCGTAGGCCAGCGGATCGACAGGCCCCCGGGGGTTTCCCGGGGGCCTTTTCGTACCCCCGTACGAACGGCGCTGTACGGGAGTGATCTCCGGCCGGTAGCATGAGCGCGTCCATAACGTCCAGTCCAGGCGGGAGATTTTCTCGGTGACCGTGACCGCAAACTCCCGCCGCGCCGCCAAACCCCGCACCAACACCGCGCCGACCAGCCCCCCGGGCACCGGCACCCGCGCCGCCGGAACCCCCACCGGCGGCCCGTCGAGCGAGTTCGCCGACGACCCGTTCATCAAGCGCCTCGCCAACCCCGCCGAGGCCAAGCGCGACCAGCAGTCCCGACGGCACCTCGTCGACGGCCTCAAGGTCCTCGAAGAGCAGCGGCTCAAAGCCACCGAGGCCGACACCATGTACGACGGTGACCTTGGCATGGTCTACGCCTCGGCGAACGTGCGGAAGATCCTCGCCAAGCAGGGCGTCAACGAAGACGACATCCGCGACCTCAACTACGCCAAGATCCCCGTCGACGCCATCGCGGACCGGCTGCAGATCGCCGCCGTCAAGGTCGCCCCCACCACGTCCGAGGACGAAGAGGACGACGGGCAGGCCAGCGCCGACCCGAAGGTGGTCAAGCGCGCCGAGCGGGCCGTGAAGATGCTGCGCCGCAACAACCGGCTCGACGTGTGGGAGAAGACCCTCCACCACAACGTGAGCAGGCACGGCGAGGCGTTCCTGTTCCTGTGGCCGGTCCAGGACGAGCGCGGCCGGGTGGTCAGCGTCGACTTCCGGGTCAACTCCGCCCACGACGTGGCGTTCGTCTACGACCCGGAAGACCCGCTCCGCGCCGCCTACGTGATCAAGTCGTGGCTGACGCCGAGCGAGTTCGCCGACGACGGCGCGCCGGAGAACGGCCGGAAGATGGTCACCCGGGCCAACCTGTACTACCCGGGGCCGCTGACCATCGACGCCGACGGCCAGATCACCCAGGGCGCCGGGCGGGTCGAGCGCTGGGTGACGAACCCCGGCGCCAACGCCACCCGCACCGACTCGTGGGTGCGGGTCCACCAGATCCAGGACACCGACGCCGACGACGTCGAGCACGTGGCCGCCGACGAGTTCGGCGACGCCGAGGAGCCGCTGGACAAGGACGACATCGTCAGCCCGTTCGGCCTGACCTGGTTCCACTTCCGCAACGGCGTGCCCTGCGGCCTGCCCGAGCACGCGTCCGCCTACGGCCCCCAAACCATGATCAACAAGCTGATCTGGTCGTACGCCGGGGTGATCGAATACCAGGGCTTCCCGCAGCGCTACATCCTGTCCGACCCGAAGATCGACGACCCGCTGATGAACCTCGTCGACCCGGACAACCCCGAAGACGAGGACGACGACCCGGAGAACGTGGGCGGCACGTCGGGGCTGCGCGCCGACCCGAGCAGCGTGTGGAAGATCTACGGCCAGTCGACCGGCCAGTACTCGGCCTCCGACCCGGCGACGTTCATGGTTCCCCTCGACCGGTTCATCAAGAGCATGGCCGAGCTGACCGACGTGCCCCAGTACAAGTTCACGAAGAGTAGCGGCGACATC